CACCAGGTGAAGTCATCAACTGTAAATAGTCGATTACAATCAGTGCAAGGCCACCAAATTGACGTGCAATACGACGTGCGCGCGTTTTTATAGCGGCAACAGACATATTTGCGGTGTCATCGATAACAACAGGAACTTTGGACAAAGCATCGCTGTATTGTGACATTTTCATAAAGTCTTCGTCTGATAAATTACCTTCGCGCATATGTGATGCAGGTATTTTAGATTGGGAAGACAATACACGTGCAGCCAATTGAGAATAAGACATTTCAAGGCTGAAAAATGCAACTGCACCATTATATTGTGTATTTGCACGACCGTTTAATATTGCATTCGCCGCATTAAATGCGATATTCATTGCCAATGTTGTTTTACCCATCGCAGGACGACCCGCAATAATAATCAAATCAGAATGATGCAAACCACTGATAGATTTATCCAATTCGGTCAATCCTGTTGTTAAACCCGATAATTTACCATCTGCCTGGTATGCAATTTGTGCCTCTTCCAATGCACTTTGCAGCGCGGTACCAATTGTCGCAGGTTCGTGTTCCGCAACCCCGGTTGATGCCATTTCGAACAATTTTTGTTCTGCGACTTCCAGTTGCCGTGCCACAGGCTTGTCCAAATCTTCGATATACGCATCGTCAATAATAGATTGCCCCAGTTCGATTAATTGGCGACGCAACGCATTTTCATAAACGATACGACCATATTGTTCGACATTAACGACGGTTGAACCGGCACTGGATAATTCCGTCAAATAATCAATACCGCCAACCGATTCTAATGTGCCTTGCTGTTGCAGATAATTTTTAATTGTAATGATGTCAAATTCCGCCGCCATTTCAAACTTTTGCATGGCCAAGCGGTAAATTTCCTGGTGCGCTGGATGTGAAAAATGTTCGGGTTTTAAAAAGTCCGCAACACGTTCCAACGCGCGATTATTCATCAGCACAGCCGCCAATACGGCCTGTTCGGCTTCCAAATTACTGGGCAAAGTTTTAGGGGTAAAGTCCATGTCAATTATAGTAAATAAAAATTTTCAATTTTCAACGCCTTTTTTATGTGGATTTCAAAAATTTTTTCTGCCGATATTAAATCGCGATGGAACATCCGCATGGCCAGAAATGTTCCCAATTGAAAAAATAGATGAACTCCGTAAAACCGTTGGTGAACATCATTTTATGGCACAAATGATGCTGGAATTCACGCCATTGGAACGGGTGCGATTGGATCCCGGAATGATTCAAATTTATGACAATGAATTTGATAAATTATCGGCACAAATTGGCGCGCATAAAATCACCGGGTGTGCTGTGTATTGGGATCCATCATTGGGACATAAAAACGGTGATGCCAGTGTATGTGCATTAATCTTTCGTGACGATAAAAATCATAACATTTTTTTACACGATATCAGGTATATGGTCGTTCCACCCGAACACCCCCAGCCATTAACATACCAATGCGATATGGTTCTGGATTTTTTGGAACAATATAATTTGCGCAGATTATCTGTCGAAACAAACGGACTGGGCAATGCATTACCAGAAATATTAAACGACAAAATAATGTCGCGCGGTGGCGGTATATCAATCAACAAAGTAACCAATACCGGCAAAAAAGAAACACGCATTTTAAACACGTTGGAACCATTACTGGGCGCGGCGCGTATGTTTGCACACAATCGCATAACGCGAACGCCATTTATGGCTGAAATGCTTGGTTGGTCACCAATTGGTGGCACCGGCCACGACGACGGACTGGATGCAGTATCGGGTGCAATCAACGCGATTCCAATCCCAATACACGCATACGGTCGCGCACCAACAACATACACCGCAAATACAAATTTTAAAATATAACCAAAAGGATAAAAAATGAATATTCAAAATTTACAGAAAATGTATAACAAAGCATTAAACATTCGTGAACCATGGCTGCATCGCTGGGACGACGCGCGTCGCTATACAGTGCCAACCACCGACACAGAATGCGCCACATTGTTCGACGGCACCGCATCTGATGCAGTGGATAATTTGGCGGCATCGATTTACACATTATTAACACCACCTGAATCATTGTGGATAAACCTGGTTCGCGAAACCGACGCGTCCCCAGATCCCGAAATCGCAACGGCGGCATTACGTGCGAATTTAAACGATTCAAATTTTTATACAACTGTACACCAATGTTATTTGGATTTATGTATCTATGGCACCGCATGTTTGTTTATGGCTGAAAATCCAGTTGGCGCCGATTCCGCATTTTCATTTACCGCAATCCCAGTCACCGATTTGGCGATTTTACCAAACGCAGTTTTTCATACAACAACGGTCAGTGGTGCAGATGTGATGACACGTTATCCAACATGGACACCAACCGCAGACTTGCGTAAAAAAATCGAAAACGACCCAGACACCAAAATCAAAATGATTCAAAGTTTGGTCGGTAATGAATTCACCGCATGGCTGGATGTGGGCGGCGATTTGGAAAACAACATCGTTGCAACCGGCACATTCGACACGAATCCATATTTAATCTTTCGTTGGTCGTTGTGCAGTGGTGAATTATACGGGCGCAGTCCCATCTTGCGCGCATTACCCGATATCAAAACCGCAAACAAAGTCGTGGAACTGGTCTTGAAAAACGCAACCATCGCCGTCAGTGGCATATGGCAGGCCGACGACGACGGTGTAATAAATTTGCAAAATATAAATTTAACCCCCGGCGCAATAATTCCAAAGGCCGTGGGCAGTTCGGGATTAACCCCATTACACAGTGGCGCGGACTTTGACGTATCGCAATTGATATTAAATGATTTGCGCGACCGCATCCGCCATACATTATTAGCAGACCGCTTGGGATTGTTGAGTGATCGCGAAATGACCGCGACCGAGGTCTTGGCGCGCAACGCCGATATGATGCGCGTGCTGGGGGCAACATACGGCAGGTTATTGCACGAATTTATACGCCCACTTTGTGAACGCGGATTGCAAATTTTATCACGTCGCGGAACAATCGAACCAATATCACTGCACAGTGACGCAGAATTAAAATACCTGGCACCAATTGCAATCGCAACAAACGATGCAACGATTTAACCAAAGGAATAAAAAATGCAAGACCTAGAAAAACAATACGTGCGCACATTTGGAACCCCCACGGGCAGGGCGGTCTTGGGACACATGCGTAAAATCACAATCGAACGCACATTGGGACCAAACGCCACCGATGCAGAATTACGTTGGGCGGAGGCGAATCGCGCATTTGTTCATCAAATTGAACAAATGATTGCGCGTGGAAAAAATGGAGAATAAAAAATGCCACAGAAAACAAACTTTACAAATATATTAGAAATACTACGCAACAGTTGGTTTTTGCTGGCATTCGCATTCGGCGTAGTATATTGGGTCGCGCGCCAAGATTCATCATTAAATGAATTGGAACGCGCCGACACCCGCATCACAGCACTGGAAAATCGCACAACGATATTAGAAACAGGGCTGGGGCAATTGCAATTAAAAATCGACGGCATCAAAGAAGACATCACCCTCATAAAATCCGCCGTGATAAAATAGTACCGCAACAATTCCGCCCCAGCGCGCAAGCGCGGATCGGGGAGGATGGTCACCAAGTTGCAACGCAACGAGAGTGACGGAGGGGGTTATAGGCAAATCGTCATACCGCCGAAGGGCGGTATCCAGTTGGCTATGCCAACTTGTGTAATTTTGCATTATGACACAGGTTTGCACGTGCCGTGCAAACTGGATCCCGCTCACATTCCACCCACAAAATTTTGCAATTTTGCGGGACCCGGTTGCGGGATGACGACCTTTCGGTCGTTTGGTCTCAACATAAAATAAAAACTATTCCACTGCCCAACCCATAATGGCTTGGCGAAACGACGCGTAGTCGCGGACGCCGTCCGCGCAGCGGAACGCACAGCCGTACGCACAATAGCCCGCCGAACCGAGCGTGCCGTTGAAGACCCAAGGGGCCTGGGAAGAATCCCTGACAGGGGTAATCATACCATCCATTCCAACCCCTGTCATTTTACAATAGCACTGTACATAACTTTCGATATTTTCCAAATCATTCAATGCATCGCTGTTTTCTATCGTTGTCCAGCCCTCGGTCCCAGGTGCTGTTGATGCTGGTTTGGTTTTGGCACATCTTGACGTACCGTATATCACACCGGGCAGGAAACTGTCCGCCGTACCCGTTTCATCACCATCCCATGTCGCTGCCCATTCTTGGTCGCCTAACGTTTTATATTGTCCGCCGTTCGTGCCATTTAATAATGTGGATGCAAATTGACGGTTAGAAACATCGGCGGTTGCAGCGGTTGTCTGCAACCGCATTGCAGGATAACCTTTGTAATAACGGCTGTCTGGATCTGTTTTCCCATTTGCGGCAAAAGTATTGCTGGTTGTTTGACCAGAACTGTTCACCTTATTATTTTTCATCGCTGTTACGAAATCATGCACTGGATCCGCGATTGGGTACCACTCTGGCGTACCGTTGGCGGTTTCGATTAACAAACACTGACGGAAGCGCGGGCAAGTGCCGTTTGTGCCGCTGGCGTCGGGCATAGTTTGTTTTGTGTCTTGTAAGTTTTGAATCGCGTCGGCTTGCACGATAGTATTCGCAACGACATCTTTAATCGTGGTGACCGCACTCTCT